GCACTATTTTCCAAGATATACTTTATACAATCTTTTATATATACAATCGGCGTGCCAGGCATATAATAGGATTGAGTCCAATTGTATAATTCTTTTTTACTCGATGTATCTGTATTTACTAGTTTTCCATACGTATTTACTAGCAACTTTGATTTATACGCGGCTTCTTCCGATGTACTTTGTAGAAATACTGTTATTTTATTATATGGAATCTGATATGCTTTTAATATATTTAATGTAGTATCGCGCAAAAGAACTGGATTCCCCCCTGTAATTACTGCGATTTCATAAGGAAAGTGGGTCTTTTTTCTTGTATGTGGTTCATGCTTTACTATACTTCGTATCATATGGTTGGAGTATGAGTATGATTGATTCTATACAGATGAACAAAATCTGTTAAAGTACTCTGACAGCCCAGCGTCCGTAGAGAAGATGGAAGATCGTAAGTCTCTTTAGAGGAGCGATGAGCTTGGTTCGATTATTCAAAGAGAAAAAAACTCCGGAAGAAATCCAGCAAATACGCCAGATACGCCAGGCATATTTTTCCTACATAACAGCTGCAACAGCAAATATAATAAATGCTGTAAAAGCAAATACACTTACCCCCGAAACTTCCTCACAGATTTCTACTTTATTAACAAAAGATAAAACATGGCTGGATTCAAATCCAGATCTTGATGCAGGTGATATAACCACACGATATGATTCATTAATAAATGCTGTACAAAATCTTATTCTAACTGATAAACCAAAGATTGAATTCCGAAATACAATCCTTATTTATAGGGCACTATTTACGAATCAAAAACAGTCAGGGCAACTTACTCAGGAACAATTTGATAACTTTGATCGAGAATTAAAAGCAGAAGATGAGTGGTATAAAAAAAATATATTTACGGCAACTGAACTGGATTTTATCAATGAAACCCAAAAAATGAATGATACACTCAAGGAAGGCGGAATAAAAGCCAAAGACCTAGCAACTGCAAAGGAGGATTCAAAAAAACCGACAGAGGAAGTAAAAAAACAGCTCACAGAAAAGGAACTCGAGGAGAAAAAACAACAAGAACTTACAATGAATGTACAAAAAGGAGCATCCATAATTGGATGGACAGCACTAAAGGTATTTCTATGGCTTCTTCTTGTAGTATTATGTATTCTTTCTGGAAGCTTTCTAGCTAATTTATCAATTGGAAGGCCTCCTGCGTATCGTATTCTATATTTCTTTTATGGATTACTTCCTCATCTTATGCCATTCGTATTGCTCTATACAATGTACAATCGAATTACAAAAGGCCCAGTTTCCATGTACGCAATACTTCCTGTAAGTATTGAACCGGCAACAACACGGTTTGGAAAATACCTATGGTATCCATTTTATTACGTTCCAGATCAAGATTCTGTCAACTTATATACGGAATTTCAGAAATCACTTCCTGCCATGGTTGTATCGGCCATCCCTACATAAGGTAGTATGGCAATAGTATACTAGAAGTTATATGGTAGTACAGCCATTTGTGTCTATTGTAACACCGACCTATGATAGAGCACGATTTATACCATCCATGGTTGAATGCTATAAATCACAAACATATCCGCATAATCGCATGGAATGGATTCTATTAGATGATGGAACAGAAAAGGTTGAAGCAGTATTTAAGTCCCTTACCAAAGATTTACCAAATATTCGTTATATATCGTTAGAAGAAAAACTAAATATTGGAGCAAAGCGGAATCGATTGAACGATGAGGCAAAGGGCGATATTATTATTGCTATGGACGATGATGATTGGTATAGTCCTGAACGAGTAAGTCATGTTGTAAAAGAATTTACAAAAAATCCGAAGCATATGCTAGCAGGGTCTTCTGAAATTTATATATACTATTCAGACAATTCATGTATTTATAAATTAGGCCCCTATCATAAAAATCATGCTACAAATGGAACGATGGCGTGGAGAGCATCCTATGCCAAACAGCATCGATATGATGAGACAGTTATTTATGCAGAAGAACAAAGTTTTCTAGACGCATACAAGCATCCAATGATTCAATTGGATCCGAAAAAGACTATGCTTGTTATGAGCCATTCTGAAAATACATTTGATAAATCAAAATTAAGAGAAGATACTTCAAACCCTTTTATAAAGAAAACCAATTTAAAATTAGAGGATTTTATTAAACAAAAGGAATTATGTGATTTTTTTTCAAACGCATGAGCCTAAATACTAGTACCGCATACACTATAGCAAAAATACCGTCTTTCCTATGGATCCTCCAGATGCACCGTTATTGGATCAGACAGTTGTATGGACAGTTGAATCGATACTTCATAGAATAAATGTATCCTTTCAACAGTGTCTATCAAATCAATCGCCGCAAGCTGCACAGCCACCGCATATTACAATTCCATTGCGTATGCACCAAAAAGCTCTTATTCATGCAATGGAACAAAGAGAACAATCAAGTGTAGATGGTATCTCATATCAAAATACATATAGTTATACGAACTATGCTGTATTGGGAGATGAAGTGGGATCTGGAAAAAGTTTAACAATTCTCGGATATATTTCACATATGAAAGAGAAAGGGCATAGTACCCCAGTACAGACAAAACTATATTCGAATAGTCATACTAACTTTTTTACATTATACAAAAAGCAGTATAAGAAATCAAATGGTCCGAACCTTATTATAGTCCCCCATACGATTTACAGACAATGGCAAGAATACTGTAAAAAACAGACAACTCTGTCTGTATTTTATGCCAAAACACACAAGTCGCTGGAAGTATTGCTGAATGGACCTGATATTGATCTTTCTGGAAATAATATACAGAATGACAGACTTGCATTGTTCACAAAAACACTCGATGAATTTAGGAACGCAGATATAGTTCTTGTGGGAAATACATTGTACAGCCAACTTCAGGTTGCTGCAAAGAGATATTCTGTGTGTTGGAGACGTATATTTTTAGACGAGGCGGATAGTATTCATATCCCAAGTAGTAACGTTCCATTGGTTTGTCCATTTGTTTGGTTTATTACTGCAACATGGCCAAATTTTCTATTTGATGGGCATACAATTCGTCCACGTATGTTGGAATACTATGAATCACATCCAGAAAAATTTACTCCTGAATTAGGTAAGTGGTTACGTGAAGAAGTTGGAGTCCAATCATTTACGTCTCATGGAGTGGGTCGATCGACCATATTACGGTCACGTAGTTCAAAATGGCTACAGGATTTTTATTCTACAAACATGCTACGTGGTATGATATTGCTATTCTGTTGTTCTGAGTTTCTTGAAACAAGTCGCCAGATGCCCCCAATTCTACAGAATACGATTGTATGTGAACAACCAGCAACACACAGAGCACTTCTAGGAATTGTAAGTCCTCTTATTCAATCCATGCTTCATGCTGGAAATGTAGAAGGTGCTCTTCAGGAACTAGGAGTTTCTACAAATACATCAACAAATTTAATAGAAGCAGTTACAAAAGAACGAGAGAAAGAATTAGATAGATTGAAGAAGACACTTGCATTCAAGGAAACTATGGAGTATGCTACACAAAGTTCAAAGGATTCTGCTTTAGCAATTCTTAAAACAAAAATCCACTCGGTGGAAGAACAATTAAACACATTCCGCGAGCGTCTTACAAATTTAGAATCAGAAGATTGTCCTATTTGTTATGAAGATCCTAGAAAACAATCTGCTACATTAACACCATGCTGTCATAGAATTTTTTGTGGAGGGTGTATTGTACAAAGTTTAACTAGAACCTCCGCATGTCCAATGTGTCGTTCTGTAATTCGACCAAATCAGTTGGTACAATTGGTAGATGTCAAACGTATAGAACGGAAAAAAGATAGTGTATTAATGACAAAACAAAAATACCTATTGGAATTTTTAAAAAAGGAGCCAGCTGCGCGCGTATTGGTATTCAGTCGATATGAAAATCCGTTCTTGTATTTAGAACAAGGCTGTACACAAGAAGGAATATCCTATCATACATTACGAGGAAATAAGGATACAATTGCTTCGACAATTCGATCCTTTGAAAAGGGAGAGAAACGAGTCCTGTTTCTTTCTACAGAGTCGTGTGGGGCTGGTTTAAATTTAGTAAGCGCATCGCATGTTGTATTATTCCACGCAATGACACCTGAGGAGGAACGACAAGTTATAGGACGAGCCTATCGTCTTGGACGAACAGAGCCTTTACAAGTGCTCCGTTTGATACACGAAGGTGAGTCTATTTCAAGTACACAAACACATAGTTTGTAAGTGGCCTCTATAATTTTCCTAAATACAAATTTTTTGTTTTCTGTTCTTGAAATTGACCAGCTACCATAGGAATACAGCGAATTGGAACTCCTGTTAGATCATGAATGCGACACATTTCTCTCCAAGCGTTAAATAGCGCTGATTGTCGACTCAATACTCGTGTAAAGACTAGATCTCCAGGAGGTGGTGGGGGTTGAAGTGGTGGGCCATATTCATTAAAGATTTGATTTGTGACTTTGAGCTTTAATTGTTGTGTTAAAGGAAGAATTTGCCAACATTGATAAAAGAATGCCCAAAAATCTGCCCAGTCACTAATATACAAAATATTGAATAATCGTTTATACATCTCTAATGATTTAGGAAATCCTTCGAGACGTTGTGGTGAATTTTCGTGCAAGACTAGTCCTGCCAAATTTGCTTCATTATTTTCTAAAGAGATTGTCATGTAGGGATCGTATTCGGCGTGTAAACAGTGCCATGCCCATTCTAGACTTGCGCTTGTACAATTGGAGTCTTCGATATGAACTTGCTGATCTAATGCTGGAAATCCGTCAATGTGTCGAAAAATTACACGCAAATCTCCACACTTTGCTACTTCTTCTGGAAGTGTATGAATACCTTTGAATGTAGATAAAATTACAGTAGGATTTGGAGGCTGTAGAATAATTGTTTTACAGATACGACGGATTTGTTCCATGGGACGTCCGTGAAGATTATTACAAATTAATACGAGTGGATGAGAAGAATCTCCTTTGCGCCATTCGCGTAAGAAGCCTAGTAGTTCTGAAAGGCCTCCCTTTTCACCTCCACTAAGACCGTCCATTTCATCAAGTAAAACGGCCATGCGATCAGGAGAGCCGTCACGCAGCCATTCTTTGACACCGCCGTGTTTCAGCAAAGGAAGAATGGTTTTACGAAAGGCAATTCCAGATCGTGTGTGACTCGCATTAAATTCACATAAGGTGTAACCAATGCGTTTCATAATACGATGTACAAGCGTTGTTTTTCCGATTCCTGGAGGGCCTACAAGTAAAAAAGCAGCAGACGTACGGTTGAACATCCATTCATGGAGTTGATGTTCAGCCTCGGGTTGAAAACAGAAATCAGGATCTGTCATTACTTAAGATTACAGAGGGTAGTTTAGGCCATCTATTTATTTGCGTTAGGATCGCATGCAGTTGAACCATCAGAAGTTGTAATGGGGCAGCCATTCTTACCACCATCAGAACCTACAATACCTTCCCATGTAAGACCTGCATTTATTGTTGCCTGTTGAATTGTTGGTAAATCTACTCCAGGGTTATAGATATATGGAAAGTATTTCTTAGTATCTGTATGAGGATTCTGAGGAGTATCATCACTTGTCCAAGGTTTTAATGTATTTCCACTAGAAACTCCGATAAGATCAATACATGTATCCTTTCCATTGTTATTGTAATATACTAAATAGTCGGGGCACATATTAATAATAGGGGGCCAGTTTCCAGAATAGGCTCCTAAGGCGCCATAGGATCGAAACCAGCGTCGATAGAATAATATATCAACTGCGATGAGCAATGCAAGTACAATCATTGCTGTCCAAGTTCGACCGGAGTTGCTTATTGCCACGAAGAGGCCTAACGTTACAACTATTGCCACGAGAGTGTAAATAATTTGCCACCAATGTATACGAATCCATATAACCCATGTACTGACACGAGTTTGTAACCGTGTTGTAGCCGCTGTCCATTTTTCTTCGGCCGTTGGCATTCCTTTCTAATACTGAATCTATAAAACAATAAGAATAAACGAAATAGTATAGAATGATTATATTTCTTATACAATATATTTATATATATTCTATAAGCATTTTATAACTAGATAGGTAAGTACTAGATTTAACCTAGACGGGCAACAGGGGTGAAGTTGGTAGGGTAGACACCGTTGGCAGAAGATCCGCCAAGACCAGGAAGCTCGATGTAGCCGGTGAGGTAACCGGACTTCTGGCTAGAACCACCCAGACCCAGGCCATCACCAAGACCGCCTACACCCTCGGTGTTGCCGGTGGAGACAAGCAGCTGAACCTTGCGGAAGGTACGACCGGAGGAGACCAAGGTCTTTCCGTGGTCACGAAATACACCACCACCCGCACCGGCAATCATGGTGGAGACATAGGCTCCAGAGGTGGACAGAGTACTTATCATCAGGTTGCCGTTAAATATGGGGGCGCTATCAGATCCAGATGTATTTAGGTAAAACTTACCACGGCAGTCACCAACAGGTACATAATAACCAGCATTTACAGGAATTTGCTTCAATTGGGATTGTAGGGAGCTCATTTCTTCTATACCTGTGTCGGAGAAAATAATTCCAGAAGATTCCTTTCTCCCAAACAGAGAGATATGGATCCAACGAGTCAAGCATCGCCACCTTTTGTATTTCCAGATACAACACGACAGTTTGTGGGTGCTCAGAATGGACGCGTGAATATGGAAGCACGTCCTTCGGCAGGAGGATTTTTATCAAATCCGGAAAAGGGTGGGTTTGGATACCGGACAGATGTTGATCAGAATCCAGCACAAGATTTGATGCGAGGAAATTGGGGGGAGAATTTGTTAAGTAAGACATTCTTTGGCCCGGAGAATACAAAGATTCTTCAAAATGCCATTCGAAAGGAAGTCTATGATCGGAGCAAAGAAAAACATTGGGTTATTGATGAGCAAAGTGCAGATGAACTTCAGATTGTTATGAGAAGTTTGTTCTTACAATACGCAAAAAATTTAGAGTATGACCTACCCGGGCAAATACAGGATTTAAATGCTCTTGTCATTAACTGGTGTGTACCTCGTATTATGAGTGAAATTGGTATGTATCAATATTACTTGGAAGATATAAGTAAAATGCCTATTCCATTACAGCATCCTGTTTCTCAATCTTCTGCAGGAACTAAGAGTCTCCCTTTTAGAAAGTTTATGTAGACTCTTATACTTTTTGTACAACAACACGTTTCACTATTTTTTTCTTAGGAATAGGCGCTTCTTTTGAAGCACGGAGGATCGCAAGCATGTGCTGCTCCGTAGTTGCCCAGTGCTCCAAGAACTCATCGAGTTCTGTCAACCATACTTCAGATGCCAACTTGGATTCGAGCCCCTTCAGTTCAGTCTTAACACTCATAAGTTCCTTTTCAGCATCTAGCACAGACTGTTTCTTCAGTCGATCAACGCGCATACGCAACAAGTACTCGTATGCCCCCAATGTATCAGGATTTGCTCGATCTGATCGTGGAGGAAGTCCAAGTTGTTGCATATCGGCAAGAATATCAGCGTCCTCTTGGTTCATAAGCTTCAGCTTCTCTTCTACAATTGCTTTAATAAAGAGTACTTTCGCATCCAACTCTTCTATAGCATCCTTCAATGTAGCAATCATATGCTGCCTTCTTAACTCATAGGATACTACACGGTGTGTATAGAATTGCTCGAGCATATCACCAACCGTGTCATACTTGACAATATTCATGTTGGGATCAAAGCAACACATATTGGTTGTCTTCCAGGAAGTTGTCAAATGAAAGCGCTTCTCAAACTCTTCTGGTGATGCCTTGGCTTTTGCATAATAAGGTGCTTCCAAGTACAAGGTAAACTGAACATCTACATCATTGTACAAATCATCAAAGTGCTTCAACACGGGCTTTCCATCCTCTTTGGCATCAGTTCCAACACCTTGAACAAGTCCATCCAGATATGCCTTGTAGTCCTTTGTCCAAGTTCCAACAGGAAGTTCACGAATAAGCACGGATTGTGTAGCATCTTGCCATACATACAACCCCTTTGTCAACCACTGCTTATCGGCCTTTCGCTCCACAACTCCGCGAAATCCAATCCACCAAGGATTCAATACAGTTCCAGCCAGCGTAGACTTGCTTCCAGCCAAACGTTCCTTCAGAAGACCTACAACTTCCACAGGATTGTGGGGAGGAATATCAGTACTGAATCCGGTTCCAATACCAACCGATCCATTGATTGCCAAGAGAGGCACAACAGGAAGATAATGTTCTGGCTCTACAAACTCTCCATCATCTTCCAGTTGTTTTAGAATAGGAGTATCTTCCTTTCGAAATATAGTATCTACAATACGCTCAAGTTGTGTATGGATATAACGCGGAGATGCTGCGTCTTTTCCACCCATTAATCTTGAGCCAAATTGTCCAATAGGCTCGAGTAGATTAATATTGTTTGCTCCAACAAAGATTTGCGCCATTCCAGTGATTGTTTGATTGAGCGATGCCTCGCCATGGTGGTAGGCCGCATGTTCTGAGACATATCCAGCAAGTTGTGCTACACGTACTTCAGAACGCAAATTACGTTTGAAGCAACCGTAAAGGATCTTACGTTGTGAAGGCTTCAATCCATCTAGTACATGAGGCAAGGATCGCAGATTGTCGGCATTGCTGAAATGAATGAGTTCATCGTGGACA